AATCCGCTCGAACTGGCGAGCGAGGTGGACGGGCGGGTGACCTGGGCTCCGCTGCCGCAGCGCAACATGATGGAGGCGCCGATCCAGTGGCTGCTCGGCCTCGCGCAGTTCTTCCAGAACGCGATTCAGGCCGTCAGCAGTTACACGGCGTCCGCGCTGGGCAAGAAGGTCGCGGACCAGTCGGGCGAGGCGATCCGCGCCCTGCAGGCCGAATCGAACAAGGGCACGTTCTCATATCCGGATGGCGTCAACGCGGCGCACGCGACGATGTTCCGGCAATGGCTGAAGATCATCCCGAAGATCATGGACGAGGCCCGCGTGACGACGATCATCGCCGCGGACGGTTCCGACGAACAGAAGATTATTAACGCCGAATTTCCGCATCCGTCGAAACCCGGGCAGACTCAGAAACACGACATTACGCTCGGCCGCTATTCGGTGCGCGTCGACGCTGGCCCCTCTCCGGAAGTCCGAAATCAGACGGCGCTCGAGAATCTGGGGAATCTGTTCAAGGCGGCTCCCGAGATTCTGCAGATCCCCGGCGTCGCGGCCGCTTACACGCGTCTGCTCGGCGACGGCAACCCTGTCGTCGACCAGATCGCCGAAATGCTGCCAGGCGGCGATCAGTCGGAGCAAACGCCGGCGCAGACGATGCAGCAGAACGCGCAGCTCAAAGCGCAGAACCAGAAGCTTGTCCAGGCCGTGCAGCAGATGCACCAGGCGATCGAGGCGCAATTGCCGAAGATCGAGGCGGATAAATTCAAGGCGCTGTTGACCAGCTTTACGCAGATCGAAGTGGCGCGGATCGGCGCGAAGGTGGACACGGCGCAGATCGAGGCGGACCGGCTGGAGCATCTGACCGGCCTCGCGCACGATGCGGCATCGCAAGCCGTGGACATCGCGCACACGCAGCAGCAGACCAGCCAGCAGCAGCAATTCGATCAGCAGCAGGACCAAGCTCAATCGTCAGACCAGGAGCAAGCAGCATAGATGCCTGAAGTAGAAGAACAGCAGCAGGAAGAGAAGCAGCTCACCCCCGCCGAGCAGTTCACGAAGTACCGCGAAGAAAAAGCGGCGGCGGCGAAGACCGGCGCGGAAGCGAAGTCCGCGCAAGCCGAAAACAAAGACGGCGAGAAGCCGGCCGATGGTGAGAAGCCCGCGGAGAAACGCGCCTCCGGAGACGAGCGCAAATTCCGTCGCATGATCTCGAAACGCGATCAGGAGATCGGCGAGCTGCGCGCGCGGCTGGATGCGCTGGCGCCGAAGACCGAACAGAAGGCCGCCGCGGCCGCGGCTGGCGGGGCTCCGAAGCGCGAGGACTTCAAGACGCCCGAAGAGTATCAGACGGCCGTCACGGCGCACGAAGTTAAAAAGGCGCTCGACAAAGAGAAGGCGGAAGAGAGCCAGGCGAAGCTTATCAAAGAGACCATCACCGGCTATAACGAGCGCATGGCGAAAGCTCAGGAGAAGTATCCGGACTGGGCGGAGACGCTCGCCGCCGGCAAGGGCGCGGCGCTCAACGTCGACCTCAACAAAGAGTGTCCGAGTCTGTTCTGGGCCATCGCATCGTCGCCGAATAACGACGACTGCTTTTACCACTGGCTGAAGGATTCGAGCGACCTGCAGAAGCTCATCGATCTGTATAAATCCGGCCCCGAAGGCGAGCAGAAGGCTCTGACGGCCTTCTATCGCTTCGAGGGACGGGTCGCAAAAGACGCGCCGGCAAAGGAGAAGCAACCCGACAAAAAGGCGGATGACGCCGTTGACGATGTTCGCAGCCGGGCCGGTCAACTTATCCCCGATAAGTCGACCGCTGGAAATCGCACCGGGTCAGCTCCGAAGCCCAAGCCGAGCGCGGAGGCGACAGTACGCGGCGGCGAGACCGCGAAAAGCGGCAAGCCGGACGTGTTCATCAAGGGCACGAACATGCTGAATCCGGAGTACAAGGCCTGGATGCGGCAGCGCCGCGCGGCTTAGTTCGTACCCGTACCCGTAACAGTAACAAGTAACAAGCACCTGTAACACCCCCCACACACCCATTGGCGGATGACGCCGCGCGGACGTAGTGCGCAGCCTGGCCGGTCAGCTTATCTCCCGATAAGCCGGCCGCTGAAAATCGCACCCAGTCGGGGACTCCCCATTCACCCAAAAGGAGCCCACTCACGTGGCTGACAACTTTGAAATCGTACGGCGGGACCACACCGCCAACGCAATGGAGATCCTCTCCAACAACTGCGTCGTGCCCGCTTTCGTCGGGCGCGAAAACGAAGAGTACTTCGAGAAGGCGACCAAGATCGGCGACACGCTCGACATGCTGCGCCCCATCAAGACGATGGGCGGCACCGGCAACTCGTTCGAGCCCGAAGGCCTCGTTCGAACCAGCGTTCCGCTGTCGATCGCTTTCTGGGTCAAGTACGACTTTATGTACAACTCGCGCGAGGAAGCGATGTTCCTCGACCGCGACAAGATCGCGAACTATGTGAAGCCCGGCGCGGTTCACATGGCGAACACGGTCGACCTGCTGATGTTGCAGTACATTGCGGCAACCTCTCCCAACTGGGTCGGAACTCCCGGCACGACGCCGACGAGCACCGACACCTATGCGAGCGCGCAGACCAAGCTGAACCAGCTGCTCGCCCCGTTCGACGACCGCGTGGTGATCTTCAACTCGACGATGAACCAGCAGATCGTCAAGACGAACTCGACGCTGTTCAACCCCCAGCAGATCATCGGCAAAGAGTTTCTGACCGGTAAGGTCGGCCGCCAGTTCGGCATGGATTTCATGGCCGACGAACAGGTCCCGTATGTGACCCCGGGAACCTGGGTATCTGTCGGCACCGTGAACGGCGCGGGCCAGGAAGGTTCCGTCATCCACACGAGCGGATGGGGATCGGGCACCACCAGCCTTGCCGGTAACGAGCGGCTCACCTTCGCCGCCTGCTACGACGTTAACCCGGACTCGCGGCAGCAGACCGGGAACGTTCTGCGGCAATGGCAGCTCACCGCGCCCGCGGTGGACAACGCCGGCGCCGTGGATCTGCAGATCTTCCCGCCGATGGTGACGTCGGGCCCGTACCAGAACTGCTCGAACTCGCCGGCCAACGGCGCGGCGATCAACATGGCGAACGCGAGCGGCGCGGGCTTCACCAGCGCGATCGCGATGCAGAAGGGCGCTTATACCGCGGCCTTCATCGAGCTTGAGGACGTCAGCAAGCTGGGCGCGAAATGCACCGTCATGACCGACCCGGAGACGAAGATCTCGATCCGCTGCATCTGGCAGTGGAACAGCTCGGGCCCCTATGCCGGCAACACCACGGTTCGCATGGAGCTGATTTTCGGAATCGCCTCGCGCTATTCCGAGTACTTCTCCTGCGCGATTCTCGGCTGATTTCAGAGAACGGCGGCGCGACGCTTACAGACTCGCGGCGCCTTTCCCGCTCCAAAGGAACAATTTCAATGAAGACCCTCAAACTTTCTTTCCTCGCCGTCCTTGCGTGTGGAATCGCCGCCGCGCAGACCACCACGCCGAGCGCGACTCTGTGCGCCGCGATCACTTCGATCACTCAGAACGTCATCTGCCTGTCTTCGATCACGAGCGTCGTCGGACAGACCAGCCTGTTCATCGACGGCGAATTCCTGCAGGTTGTCGGAACCCCGACGATTGCTGCTTCCGTGCGCGTCGCGCGCTCGACCAGCTCCGGATCGGGCCCGCAGCTGCATGCGAACGGCTCCCAGGTATGGCTCGCTCTGACTCCAGGTTACACCGTTGTGCCCGGGCAGAACGGCTTCGCCATGGGCGCGAATCTTGCGCCGCCCACCGGCAGCGCCTGCACCCGCGCGTCCCAGGCCTATCTGCCGAAGATCTATCCGAACCTCGGCCAGCTGTTCGACTGCGATGCGAGCACCAATGTCTGGCGGCCGTATCTCGGCCGCGGCCCCGTTGTCTACGTCACCGACGCAGGCGCGGCGAACGCGATCACGTCTCCCGTCGGGAGCGCGCCGGCATACACCGGCATGCTCGTTTCAGTGACGCTGGCGCATGCGCTGCAGGCAGGCGCGGACACCTTCGCCTACAACGGCGGGACCGCGCTCAACATCAAAAGCTCGCGCAACCCCGCGAACAACATCGGGACCGCCTATGTGTCCGGCGCAGTGGTGAACCTCACCCTCGCCAGCATCTCCGGCACCCTGACCTGGCTGGACATCTCGCAGTAGAGCCCGCCGCCAGAAAACACAAAGGACACAACCACACATGGGCGTATCAGTTATCGGAGTCGATTACGAAAACGTGGACGGCCTCGCCGCCTCGCTCGATCTCCATCGCAAATCGCACCGCGACAACGGGGACATGATTCTCAATCTCCGCGACGCCGCGGGGGCGCGCAAGGAAGGCCGGCAAGGTCCGCGGAAGTCCGATGCGCGGCCCGCATACCAGCACCGGGCCTTCCCGATGCACACTTACCACGCGGACGGCAGGGTTCGCGAGGTCAATTCAGCCGATGAGCTGAAGCTCGCGCGCCTCGACGGATTCCGCGCGGAACAGTATCCCGTCGTGCGCGTGGCGCCGAAGGATCCAGCCGAAGAGAAGGCAATTCTCGAAGCGAAGCTCCGCGAAGGCGACGGCAAGCTCGCGATGCAGAACGAGCTGCTCTTGAAGTTAAGCGCGCGCCTCGAAGCTCTCGAAGCCGAAAAAGCAGCCGCCGAACCTCCTCTCGCCGAGAAGCCGAAAGGCAAGCAGTAAAGTGCCGACCGGTCAGACGATCATCAACAACTCGCTGACCTCGCTGAACATCCTGGACGCTGGCGGAGCACCTTCCGCCAGCGAATCCACGGACCTGCTCGCCGAGCTGAACACGATGGTCGACGGATGGTCGACGGATGAGACTCTCATCCCGTCGATCGCGACGGCGCAGTTCGCGCTGACCGCGAATCAGAACCCCTACCCGATGGGACCCGCCGCAAACTCGCCGTTCAACGTCGCGCGGCCCGTGCGCATCGATCGCGCCGTGATGGTAGCGACCGTGGGATCGGGAAAGACCCGTCGCGTGCTGCAGATCGTCGGCTCGACCGTTTATTTCGCACACGGCGACCTCGCGACCGCGGGAACGACGGCCGACGAGCTTTATGTCGACTGGGGCGAAGCCTCCGGCGATCTCAATCTCTACCTCCATCCGGTTCCGTCATGTCCGACGAACACCTGGCTGGAACTGCAGACGTGGAACCCTATCGGCGCTTTCGCGCTCGGGACGAACGTCACGCTGCCCCCGGGCTACCAGGACGCCATTCAACAGGCGCTTTCCTACCGCTGTCTTTCGCGCTACGGCGCCGCCGTGCAGCCCGCGACCGCAGAGGTAGTGATCGCTCTGGGCGAGACAGCCGAGAAGCGGATCCGCGCCCTCAATGTGAAAAACCGCCTGCTCGATCCCGCGTTGCTCAATCAGCCGCCGGCGGCGCAGCAGCAACAGCAGGGACCCCAGCAACAGGCTCGATAAATGGCTCTGGCGATCTGACATGTTATCTACCGCAGCGGACTACATCAATCAGCGCGTGTTGCGCCACGCTTGCCAGCTCCGCCCGGGCTATACGACCTCGACGGAACTGCAGCAGAACGTCCTGGACGAATGGACGGCGCTCATCGATGAGTGGAACCTGGACCGAAATTTCCCACTCACGAAGCCTGAATTCATATACCCGATCACCGGCCCGGGTTTCAACGGCAACAATCGCGATTACCAGATCGGACCCACCGCGGCGGACTTCGTCGGCCCGCGGCCCGTGCGCATTCTCAAAGCAAATCTGATCCTCTCGGTCTCGACGCCTCCAGCGCGCTTGCCGCTCGCCGTCCTTCCCTGGCGGGACTATGGCGACATTCCGGTTCTCGAGATCCAGCCGACACAGGTTACAGAAGCGGTCTATTACGAAGCCGACTTCCCGAACGGCGTGCTGCATTTCTGGCCTCCGATCAATGCGAACGCCGTCGAACTCTGGCAACAGGCGGCGCTGATCGCACCCGCGACGCTCGCGAGCGTAGTCGCCGGCACGTTTCCCCCGGGCTATGAGAACGCCACCATCTACACGCTCGCCGAACGTTGCCAGTACCTCTGCACGAAAGAGATGGGACCGCGGAACCCGAAGATCGCGGCATGGGCTTATAACGCGCGCAAGAAGGTGCGGGACAACAACGCGTCGAACCCGAAAGCGTATACGGACTTCCGCAGCGGCACGCCGAACGACGGCGCGCTCTACGACCCGAATGTCACTTACACGGGAGGGCTCTAAGTCTGACCATGGGCGCAGCCGCACAGACCACAGGCGCAGTCGCACAGGAGAACTTATCCCCGGATAAGTCGACCTGCAGGCAAACACCGTGGTCCTTATCTCCGGATAAGTCGACCGGGAGAACAAGCCTCGAGTCATGGCGCGTTTCGCAGGTTTTACAGGTCCGAGTTACACCTCTCTGTCGCCCGCCGTAGCCCTGGAACGCACAGGCAATTTCTATTGCGAAGCGGTCGAGGTCAGCGCGACCGGCAAGACCGATCTGGCGCTCTATTCCCGGCCCGGCAGCGCCGCGTTCGCTGCGCCGCCCTCGTTCGTGGCGCAGCCCGTGCGCGCGCAGTCGCAGTACGACGGCAACGGCGTGCCCACTGGCGCGGTCTTCGGAGTCAGCGGCAATCAGTTCTGGCAGCTCGCCCCAGACGGATCGCAATCCGTCTGGGGCGAGGTCGAGGACGACGGGTCACCGGCGCAGATCGTCCAGAATGCGGCGACGGTCGGCCAGGTCGCCGTCTCTTCGGCCGGCCATCTTTACGTTCTGAGCGGCGGCGTATTCGCCGAGATCGCGAACGATGGCGCGAACTTTTTCGGTTCCCGCGGGATCGCCTTCATCGACGGTTATCTCGTGGTGCTGAGCCTCACCGCGAACCAGCAGCAGTTCCAGATTTCGGCGTTGAACGAGATGCGCCAGATCGATCTGCCGAACGGGGCCGGCAAGAGCTGGAACGGCGCCAACGTCGCGATACTCGAAGGCCAGGCGGATCCGATCGCGGCGGTCGCCGTCACCGTCGAATACATCTATTTTCTGGGCAAACGCCGCGGCGAAATCTGGTACAACACCGGCAACGCGCTTTTCCCCTTCGCCATCGAGTCCGGGGCGTTCATCGAAATGGGAACGAATGCGCCGGCGTCGGTTTGCCAGGCGCAAGGCGTCGTCTTCTGGCTCGGCCAGGATGCGCGCGGCGCGAACACCGCCCAGCGGATCGACGGACTTGCGGCCGTGCGGATCTCGACGCATGCGGTCGAGGCGGCCTGGGCTCAATACTCGACCACCGACGATTGCATCTGCTACCCGATCACGTGGAACGGGCACTCGCTGATCCGGTACATATTCCCCACCGCGGACAAGGGCTGGGAATACGATCTCACGGAGACTGCAAAGCTTGGCGAGCCCGTCTGGACCGAGATCTATTTCACCGACCTGAACGGCAACCAGCATGCGCCGTTTGAGCGCGCGCACTGCTACGCGTTCGGCAAACACCTGATCGGCTCCGGCGGCGCCGACGGATGCCCGGGCGCTATCTATGCGATCGACGGCGCAACGTATGCGGACGCGGTCGGGAGCCCCTACGGCCAGATCGTCAATCCGGCCGGAACCGCGAGCCTGATCACCGAAGTGGGTCCGAGCGACGTCGGCCTGTTCGTCAACGACTTCGCTTCACTGCCGGCGACCTACCCGTTTTACCTGCACCTCGGCGGGCAGGAGCTTTGCCTGTGCACGGCGGGAATCGCGATCGGGTCGACCCTCACCGTCAAGCGCGGCCAGGGCGGAACGGCCGCGGAAACGTGGGCCGTGAATGCGACGGTTCAGTCCGTGACGCTTGCCGGGTTTCCGCTCACGCGCGATCGCATCGTCAGATTGCCCTATAACGGCAACCGGCGCATGTTCCTCGACCGCCTCGAATTTCTGATTCAGGCGGGCGTCGGGATCGCATACGGCCAGGGCTCCGACCCCGTGCTCCTCGTGCGCATTTCGCGCGACGGCGGCAACACCTGGGGACGGGAGATCCGCATTCCCATGGGTAAGGGCGGACAGTACCTGGAGCGCGTCATCGCGAACCGGCTCGGCTCCTATCGCGACGGCGCGATCTGGATCCGGATCACGGATCCCGTTTTCGTGGCGATCGCGGGCGCCGAGTATTACGCGCGGGAGGGGGCGAGTTGATTGACCAGGGGGTGAAACCGTGCTGAAGAACTTATCTCCGGATAAGCAGACCGAAGGGAGACGCCTGACCATGAGCGCAGCCGCACGGGGCAACTTATCTCCGGATAAGAGGACCGAGGGGAGACGCCTCTAGTCATGAGCACAGCGGATCGCGTCCCCAACTATACGGTCCCCCCCCTGAATAAGGACGGGACCTGGAATCCGATCTGGTGGCGCTTCTTCGCGCGGATCGCGGCGCAGTTCTCCGGCCAGGACGCGCCCGTCATGCCGATCGATCCGGGCAGCCTGTCTCTCACGGGGCCCCCGGCGCAACCCGCTCCGCAGTTCTCGGGGGCGACGTTCGAGGCGTCGCAGCAGTATGCGGGATCGCTCCCGCAGGCCGCGCCGGCGCATGACAGCCAGGCGCGAGAGCTGGCAGCGATCGCATTATCGAGACCGCCGGCGGCAACGTCCCGCCCGGGCCTGCAACTCATCCAGGACACACTGGCGAACCAGCCCGCGGCGGCGAGTTTCGGCGATGGAACCGTCGTTTTTTACGCGACCGATACGCAAGAGCTCTATGTCGTCGACGGCGGCGCATGGGTCCAGGCGATGGGTTTTCTGGGTTATGACCCGGGTACGAACACCCTGACTTTCACGTCGTCGCTCGCTGGCGCTCATGCGCAGAATGTCGGAACGACGGACTCGCCGACGTTCGCCGGCGTGACGGTGACCGGCGCGGGTAACGGGGCGCTGGCGCTGACCCCGATCACGCAAGTCGTGCAGTACGTCGACTGGAGCGGGGCGCATCAATCGGTCACGGTGGTGCTCGGGATGACCATCACGACCAACATTTTCACCAACGGCATTCGGACTACTTGACGTCATGGGCTTTCAACTTTCGCAGATCATCAAACCGCAGTTCGTCGCCAATGGCGCGGCCGCCGCGCTGCAGCTTACGACCAATGCCGCGGGTACGCAGGCCCCGGCCGTGCCCGTGCTGACGACCCTGACGCTATGGACGGCGCGGTTCACGAACATCCTCGGCGCGCCCGTGACCCTGAAGGTCTGGAGGGTTCCGGCCGGCGCGGCGGCCGACGACGCGCATATCGTCGTCAACACGATCACGCTGCCGGTGGCCACCGCGAACAATCCTTACTTCGACTGGTCGCCTGGATATCAGCTCGGCCCGGTCGACGCGATTTTTGCGGAGGCGAGCGGCGCAAGCGCGATCGTCGTCACCGGCGACGGCGGCATCACCACATGATCCAGCGTCTGAACGTGTCGGAACTGGAGCGGCTCGGCGCCTGCGCACGTGAGTTTTACGCATCGTCGCGCTTCCTCGAAAGCTTCGAGATGGACCGCTTTCGCGAGATCTGGACGGCGCTCCTGGCGAATGGATCCGGCGTCATCTTCATCGCCGAAAGGAACGGCGAAATCGAAGGCGCGATCGGCGGGATCGTGCACCGCGAAATTTACGGGGATGCCTTTGTGGCCGAAGAGATGTTCTGGTTCGTGCGCGAAGAAGCGCGGGGCGCCGGCGTCCGGCTCTATCGGCATCTGGAGCGATGGGCAAAGGAAAAGGGCGCGGCGAATCTGCACATGATGCATCTCGCGGACTCGATGCCCGAAAAGGTGAGCCGCTTCTATCGAGCGCAGGGATTCGAGCTGGCGGAGACGCGCTACGTGAAGAGCCTCTAGTCATGATCCGGGTATTCGACGACTTCATTCCGGATCCCGCCGGGTACCGGTCCGCGGGGCTCGCGGGCGAGTTCCGCAGCTACCGCTTTCCGGAAGCGACCTTTCACGGGATCCGCATTGCAAGCCTGAGCGAACTACCCGCGACCATTGCGCAGCGATTTCCCGAGGCGATTCCGACGCTGTCGTTTTTTCGAAAGAGCCCGGCCGGGCAGGTGGAACCGCACTTCATCCATACCGATGCCGATATGGGCGACTGGAGCGCAATTCTCTACCTGAATCCGGAGCCTGTCGCCGGCGACGGCACGGCATTCTGGACGCACGAGGCGACGGGCGCGATCGAAAGCGCAGTCCCGCACGAACGATCCGAGGAAGGACGCGCGACGGATGGCTGGGCGCTGCGGCGGATGGTCCCTGCGAAATTCAACCGCTTGCTGGTCTTCCGCTCCACGCTATTTCATTCGCGCGCAATCGCTGAGAACTGGGGCACGGGGGATGCGGCACGGCTGACCCAGGTGACGTTCGGCCGGAGAAAGATTTTATGAGCATCGGTACATCTGTCGCCGCGGGCCTTGCCATTGCCGGCGGCATCGGCGCAGCGGGTTCCATCGGCGGATCCCTGATCGGCGCGCATGCGACCTCAAGCGCGGCTTCCAAACAGGAGACTGCCGAAGAACAGGCGCTGCAGTTCCAGGAACAGGAATACGCCGACCAGAAGGCGAACCAGTCGCCCTATATCGGCGCGGGACAGTCTGCGCTGAGCGACCTCATGGCCGCGATCTCCAGCGGCAAGTACGGTCCGGGAGCAATTGCGCCGTTCACCGCCCCCACGGCGGCCGATGCGCAGGCGACGCCCGGCTACCAGTTCACGCAGAATCAGGGCGAGCAGGGCATCGAGCGCGGCGCAGCGGCGGCGGGCGGCGCTTTCACCGGCGGGACGCTGAAGTCGCTTGCAAGCTTCGATAGCGGTCTCGCGGACTCCACGTATCAGCAGACATACGGGAACGCTCTGAACACTTACCAGGCAAATCTGGCGGCAATGAACCAGGGCTTCAATCAGCTTTCGTCAATCGCGGGTCTCGGTGAGAACGCGGCCGCGAACGCCGGCAACACCGGCGCGCAGGCGTCGTCGACCATCGGGAATACTCTCAGCTCGATCGGATCGACGGAGGCCTCCGGAACGCTCGGCGTCGCGAACTCGATCACCGGCGGCATTAACGGGGTCACGGGCGCGCTCAGCACGCCGTTTTACCTGAACTATCTGGCGCAGAACCAGTTTGGCGGAGCGAACGCGCCGCTTCCGTCGTTTTCGAACGGCATGGCGAGCGTAAACGCATCAATGGCCCCGGACCTCCTGAGCCCGACTCCGACCCCCGTCATCATTCCGGACGATATCAACGTCTAAAAAATGCCACTCGATCCCACTCTCGCCGCGGGCGTGCAACCTGCCCAGACGCCGAATCCTCTCGCGACCATCGGCACGCTGATGCAGTTGAAGGATTACCAGGCGCAGGCCTCGCTGCGCGCCATTCAGGCGCAGCAGGCGCAGGCCCAGACGGCGGATCTGCAGGCGCAGGCTAATTCGCGCAATCGCGATCTGGCGGACCAGAACACGCTTCAGGCGGCTATGAAAGATCTGGACAAAGCGAAGAAACTGCTGACCGGCGACACGTCTCCGATTTCCGGCCTGGTGTCTCCGGCAAACGAGCAGAAATTCAAGCAGGCGCAGCAGGGAATTGAAGAGAAGCAAGGGACGCTCGATACCACCGCGCTGACGAATCGCAGTACGGCGCTGAAAGCGTTCGCCGACACGCTCACCGGCCTCAAGCAACTGGGCGCCGAGCAGGGAATCGGGGCCGCCAACGCGGCGCTGCCGGGAGCGCTCAACAGCCTGCGCGCGGCGAACGCGTTCCAGCATGTGGGCGCCGATGAAAGCAAGCTCCCCGCCGGATTTCAGAGCACCGATGAGATCGACCAGCTGGCGGCGGCCGTGGGCGCCGAATCCGCGCTGACGGACAAGGTTCTCGCGCAGAAGACGAGCGCGGCCGCCGCCGCGAAGGATGCCGGCCAGGGCGCGGAAGCCCAGGCGAACGCGGATAGAACTACCGCGATGACGGCCCTCGACACCGAGAAACAGAGAATCGCGAACGAGCAGGCCGAACGCACGCTGGCGGGGACATCCTCAGCGGGCATGACGGCTGAACAGAAGGCCCAGGCGGATGAGACCGCGCGGCACAACAAAGCGTCGGAAGCCACCGCGGTAGCCGAACTAAGCGTTCGCAGAGCGGAAGCGGACCCGTTTGGCGCATTAGGCATCAATCCCCATGCGGTCGCAAACCCGGGGCAGGGGCTCACCGGGGACGCGTATCTCAGAACGTTGCCGGCAC